ATTCTATTGTGGTAGTTCCCGCATTATCTATAAATAGAATTATTTGTTGGTTAGCACCTTGTTCGGTAACTCTAAAAGATAGTTCTATCCTAACATAATTTCTATCTTCTATAACTTCAATATTTATATCATCAATAATTATGTAGGGTAACCAATATTCTATATCAGCACGTAAAGATTCATCTAAGTTTGAAGCTAAATTTGGTTCAATTTGTTCAAACAATAAAGAATACACATCAGCCCCAAACTCAGGTTGAAGTGGTCGTTCACCTTTTCTAGTCAATAGTAAATTTTTTAGATTTGAAATAGATTGTTGTTCGGTTGTGTAACTTAATTGAAATAAACCTTTTGGTTTACCAAACGGTAACATTACACCAATTGCAACATCTTTCTGCAAATCTAATGGGTTGTACGAATATTCTTTACGTTGTTTAGCCATTTATTATTTCCCCTTCTTAGCATTGATAGTTTTCATCAATGAAGAATAATCTCTTGTTAAAGCATCACCAACTGCAGTACCTTCGATATTAACATTCATAGGTTTACCATCCGGGTCTAAGGTTGGTGTCATATTTGTGGTGGTTGCAACACCATCACCATAACCTAACATCTCAGCCATTTGTGCTCTATTGAATCCTTGTGCCTGTTGTGATGTAAATGTAGAATCCATACTTTTCCATTCACCACTCTGTGCGGTTTCATTTAACATATCATTTAGTAATGGGTTTTCTGAGAACTTTTGTGTTTTAGGTTTTTTAGTTTCTAATAGACCTGAAATATCTAATGGGTCTTTAGTTATCTTACTATTATCTACTACACGCTCTCTAATAACTGGTTTAGAACTTTGTTTAACCTCTTTTAAGATTGGTTTAAGTTCTTCCCTTACCACTTTTCTAACGATTACTTCTAATAATTGTGCTAATTCTTTTGCCTTCATAATAATATACTTTTATATAAATATCAAATTGTTTTGTTTTATACTACACCAGTCCAAGGAAATGGTGTGGGTGTTGGTGGTGATGGTGGGGGTAATGCCCCATCATACTTTCCACTAATACTAGCTAAGTGTGCTGTGAATGTTGTAATCATCTTTCCACATATAATATTACCCATAGGTGTACTTACAGGTGGATTGTTCCAAGCTGCAAATAATCCTGATTGAATTGTTGCGGCTACACCCCCATTTAAAACTTTGTTAATTTTGTTTGGAGTAGCCGCCAATGTTGGATTTGGTATGAGTGGTGGTGTTACAGGAGGTGGTACTGGGCTGAACTCAACCTTATTCCAATACTTAACCAATTCGTTAGCCCAAGGTGTAAACTGCGATGGTATTGGTTTTTTTTCCGATTTGTAAATCTTCTCCAACGCATCGGCTATAGCATCTTCAATACCCTTTGAAGATGGTCGTTTCATTGGTATGTTTCCAGGTATTAATATTATGTTGGCAGTAGCAACAGCTTTGTGATACTCATCAGCAATCTTCTTAGCAGTTTGCTTAAAAGTTTTCTCCGTCTTAACATCATCTAAGTAAGGAGCTACGCTGGATTGGAATGTTGGCCAGATTGCAGGCATTTTATTGTTTCATCTTTTTTAGTTCATCGAAAATCTTTTGAACTTTAGCAGCATTTGTAGCAGGGCCAGTTGGGCCTACACCAGTTGCATATGTTGCTTTAGCCGAAGTTAAATCTACCAACTCACTTACCAAATCTTCCATAAGGGTGAAAAATTTATCCATCTCCATCGCCCATTTAGGAGTTGCGTTTACAATATCTTTCTTACCAGATATGATTACTCGCTCATCTCTTGCATTTAAAAATAACCTATCTGAATTTAATACAATTGATGGGTCTTTCCATAGGTTTGGATTTTTAACACCATCGCCTATTTTTTTCTGAGATGGTTTTAATTTTAGTTGTTGTTTGGATGTTAACCATATCGATGATAAATCATCGTTAATATCTTCTATAATAAATTTATTGAAACTACCACCAGATTTTCTACCATTAGATAATATAGTGATTGGCTCGGACACCTTACCTGGCGCATTCCAACTTGGTCTTTTAGATGTTATTGATAACAATGGGGTGTATCCAAATCTTAATGAATGTCCGAACCTACCCTCTATTAGAACATCGCCTAAGAATGGTTGTAATGAACCAACATCATCTCTTTCTTCAAATCCAGTTGGAACTCCAATCCCACCACCTGAGAAACCCACACTATCTGCGTTGAGTAGTGCGTTATTATGAACGTTCAATTGTACTGCAGTTGGATTTAGATAATAAGAACGAGTTGCCTGTTTACCAGGAGATTTACCAGGAGATGTTCCTTTAATTACAACAACCTGTTCACCAATTAATGGTACTCTTTTAATGTTTGCATCCAGTGGATATGCGGTTAAACTACTACCCACACCTTGTGTTCTTACTGCTATACTAAGAACGGCATTTGGGTTGTTGTCAGTAAGTGTTATTGATGTAACCGTTCCACTTGTTATGAGTGTACCCGATGCTGCCATTATTCATCTCCTTCGTTTTGAAGAGAATCTATTTTAGCATCAATTGCCTTTGCATTTTCTAAAAGTTGTTTTTTCTCTTCTTCAGATAATCCTAAACCACCACCCATTTCATCTGAGTTAGCGTCTTTCATCATTCTTTGAACGATTGCTGCAAGTTTTACAATTTGTTCATCGTTCTTAACAGATACTTCCATATACTCTTTAATCAATGGAACTACAACAGTCGCATCGTTTATATTTTTAACCAATGGTTCTAATTGAGCGATTAGAAGTTTTAACTGTCTATCTTTCTTTTTAGAATTATTATAGATATCCGACATGATATCTGAAAATGTTTTACCTTTAAATAATTCAGTATCCTTATCCATTACTATCCTTTAATTTATACTTCACAGTGATATGACCTGTTTTGTTGTACTCAGTATAAAGTTCTGCATAAATAAGTTTTAATTTACCAACTACCTTTGTGATATACTGAGTATGAACTCCAGTTCTCTCTCTAATAAGTATATAAAGTGCTTTCTTATTGTACGAATATAAATCGTTTCTGTTTTTAAATAACTCATTTATAGAATCTGCTATTGCCTTATCTCTATCTTTTACAAATAAATCATCCAAATGATAATCAATATATTGAGTGTAGTGGTCTATAAAATCTGATTTAGATTCTTGCATTTGTTGACTAACCACCTCATTAACAATATTACGAGATGAATCAACTTTGGTTAAATCATCTCTAGATTTCATTCGTGCATAGTTGGCATTGTTTTCATTGAACAAATAGTTTCTTGCTACTACTGTAAAATATGAAAATGCTCTACCATTATCACCATTAAACTTATGAATCTTTTCATTGAGAAACGCAACTACATTTGCCTTAACATCCTCATATGGTACATCGAAATAATAGGTTTTGTATGTATGAATTACATTCTCTGCCATTTTATCAAATGGATAGTGAATAAATCTGTTATAGATTTTATTTTTTAGTTTCTGGTCATCACATCCATTATATGCGTTAATAGCAATCTCAGTAATCTTTGTGAAATACCTTTTATTCTTTCTCTTTCTCGGCATCTAAGTTATATGTTTCGTTTAATTGTTCCAATGCGGATTTAATCTCTTCAAAGATATACCCACTCTCATCATCAGCCTCAAACGAACCTAACCTATCTACCTTCTTCATTCTATCATATGCATTTTTCATAGATGTATATGTAGACTCTAAATACGTGTCTGCGAACTCCACCTCATCTTCTAATGCTTCGTTTTTACGAAGGAGATTGTATGTTGTGTATCCTAATAGTAAGGTTGAAACTGATAATATTACTATGAATAATAATTCCATAATTATGCTTCCTCTACTTCACCAAAGATAGATTTAAAATCAATCTTCTCCGGCATAGTTACGTTTTCTAATTTTTGTTTCTTAGTTGGTCTACCACCTACGTTCTTCGTAGTGAGCTCACCTTGCTTCATCTTCATCCATCTTTCGTTTTCGAATCTAGCAGCCATAATATCAGCTTGGTGCATTACAAATGGTAATCCAGTCTTTAATGAGTTATCTTTATTGTATGCTATATAATATTCTTTGTTAGCATCATCATACAATCCATCAGTAAGTTTGATACCTAAGTATTCTACCTCTGATATTTTGATTCCAAAATGATTCAACATCCAAAATGTTCTATCATTCAAATTCATCCAATGCATTGATGGATTAGTTTTGTAAATCTTTCCTTGATTCTCAACATGCCATTGTGAATCATTTGGGATGTACCAACTCTCATCAGCGTTACCAACTTTACCTAAGTCGTGATGGAGTGCTGTAAAGATTACAGTTTCCTTATCGTATCCACCATCACCGATTCCTAACTCAGTATGTAAATCGAATACCTTAACTGCATTTCTCGTAACTCTCAATACGTGGTCAACATATCCACCAGCAAATGCGTTGTGGAAATGTTCGGTTGATGATGCAGGAGTAAGGATAATTCTATCTTCAAGATGGTCATACATTTTGTTAAGAGCTTCTAATCTCTCACCTGTAAACGTTTGGTTAATTAACTTACGAAACTTTTCGTAGTTTTCTGCTATTTGATTTTCATCTAAAATGTGTATCATAACTTTTAATTTTTATTTATTTTTCTTCTAATACAGATAACAACTCACTTTCTCTATAAATGTTATAAGTATCTTTACCATTGCGGTGTTTGAATCCAGTCCCTTCTAAAAGAACCAAATCACCCACCTTAACGGTCATTGGGATTGAATCTCCTGTCTGAGTAAATAACCCATTACCAACTGCAACAACTTCACCCAACATTGTTGTATCTGAACCAGATGGTTTGTATAAACCACCTGCTGTTTTTTCATCGTGTCGTTTTACAATTTTTACGACAACTCTATCTCCTAAAGGTTTGTAACTAAATTCCATATCTTAAATTATTTTATCGATTATACCTAATTCTAATGCATCTTCTGCTGATAAGAAGTAATCGTTTTGTTGATTCTCTTCCCACCACTTCTTATCCTTCTTTGTACACTCTTCCATAATTGTATTACAATCATCTTCCAATTGTTCTGCAAACTTTGCGTTTGATTTTAAATCTGAAAGTTTACCTGCTGCGAATGATGATAGTTGGTGAACCATAATCTTAGAATGTTTAGATGCTGCTCTAACACCAGTACCTGCTGCGAGTAATAACGCTGCTGCACTCATTGCTGAACCTCTACATACAATGTTGGTTTTGATACCTTCGTTGGTATCTAATGCCCGAATGTAATCTATTAATCCTAAAGTTTCAACAACATCACCACCTGGTGAGTTAAGAAGAATTGTTATTGATTTTAAATCTGAGTTTATTTTTCTAAGTAATCTTACTTTCGATATAACATCAAATGTTAAACCTTGAATGATTTCGTCTTGAACTAAAATAACATTATCTCTGATATCTAATCCATAATCGAACTCTCTAAACTCTTGAAACCACTTCTCTTTTTCAGATGGAGTAGTTTCGTATCTTGCCTCAATATTACCACCAGTTGTAGTGGTTCTACCTTCGTTATACAAATCACTCATAATTTTTTAAAGCCTTTTTTTAAAGTTTGTTATACAAATATACGAATAAAATTTGAATTATCCAAATTTATTTTCTACCTTCTGCAGTTGCTACCGAATCATTGTATTTCTTTTTCTTAGGTTCGCCATATATGTTTATGGCATCTTTATCAGTAGGTATGAATTTTACCTCTTCGACTTCTTCTTTGCGGTTTTCCACTTTTTCTTTTGGAGTTTCTTTTCTTTTTTCTCCCACTTCTGGTTTAGGTACTGATATTGATTCCCCATCCTTCTCATCATTGATGGGTACTTCCATAATATTAGTATCCCTAAACAACTGAGTGTTAGTACTATTACTATTTCCATAGTCATCCTTATTTAAAAGTTTATTTAATGCGATTACCATTGAGATTGCAAGCGGGTCAAATACAAATACAATTAGTAGTGTAAACCAGTTTACAATCACCCCCATTGATTTACCTGTAATCTCAGCCATATATCTCAGAGGTCCTACCTCTGCTGCTACTTCATTATTTGATTCTAAATCTAAAATCTGCAAATCCAATTTAGTGATTGAATCCGTTAACGCTTCCATCTTAATCGATACACCATCACGTTGGGTTTTCATATCGTTTAATTGTTCAGTAAGAACTCTACGAGTGGATGATGATGTGGTGGTTATAATCTCACCAGTCTCTCTATCTTTGTATTGAATAGTGTTATTGGATAACCCTTTGGTAAGTTCTGTAATAGAACCATTTAACTGAGTTTTTTCCACCTTATATCCATTTAGAGATTCTTCAAATCTACTTTTCTTTAGTTCAACAACTTCAACTTGCTTATCTAATACTCCTAATTGGTCAGCAGTCTTTTGATATGCTGATGTTAGGAATCCATAGATACCTGCTGATGTAATTAACATAAGTGTTACTAATGCTATTGTGAGATACCACTTCATCCAACCAGCACGTTTCCAATGGTTGTGTAGGTATGATGCGAGTATAAGTTTAGAAAACTCCAAAGCAGATGCCATAATAATAACTTCAAATCGTGCACCAGCAAACAAAGAACTTAGTCCAAATACTGAGTAGTATGCTGCTGAGCCTGCTAATGCAAGGGTACTTAAACTCATTAAAATGATGAACCAAGTTCTTTTTGAAAAAAAGTTATCAACAAATTTACTTATTTTTAGTTTCATTAAATTCCTGAATTGTATTTATATCAAATTCTTTCTTATAAGAAGAATGGAGTTGTTAACACAACCCCATAAATCTAATAATAAATATTAAAAAGAAATTAATTAAGATACTTAATCAAGCTTAACCCCATATTATGCGTTAACGCTTCTGTATTCTAAAAGGGTTAATTCTTTAGCTTTTGCCTCTATCATCACATCTACATCTAACCCATAAGTATTAATATAATCAGATATATAATCTGAATGTGCCTGAGGTTTAATTGATTCGTTACCTTCATGTAATGATTTACTCTCAGAGTAATGTACAACTGGTTTTATATCACCCCAAGTACTAGCAGCGAGTCTAAGAGCTTCCTCTTCAGTTAAACCACCTGTATTGAATTTATGGTGATGGTAATCGAACACAATAGGAATACCAATACGTTCATGTATGTACATCAAATCCTTTACTGAATACATACTAGCTTTATCATCATTCTCTACAGTCAAACGTGTTTGTACGGATTCAGGCAATCGTTCAAAGTTTTTACAGAATCTATCCATAGCAGAAATCTTATCACCATACACACCATTACAATGAATATTAATCTTATTGTAAGGAGTTCTACTTAATCCCATCATATCAAACACCTCACCATGTATAGAAAGGTCTGTGATGGTGTTTTGTACTACTCTTTCGTTTGGAGATACCAATACATTGAATGGGCCAGGATGTGATGTGATACGATGACCATATTTGTTAACAAGATGACCAGCACCAGCTAATAAGTTTTTAATACGATGGTAATGTGGTAGTTCTGATAATGGATACTCAGATGACCAGGGGAACACATTAGAACTCATTCTAAAGAACTTAATATCATTCTGTTCATTCCATTTGATAATCTCAATTAAATCCCTTACGTTCTGAATACTGAGTTCAGATGCATACGGAATACCTTTTTCATTAAAGGTGCGTTTAATCATACTACGATTGGTAGTAATACCTTTTTTACCTAGCGTCATATTGATACACGCATATCCTAAATTTCCCATAACTATTCTTTGTTTTTATGTTTCTTTTTACGAGTATATTTCTTCTTATTCTTATAGACGTTACCACGCATAGCCTGCCATATCTCCTGTATGGTAAACTCAGTCTTTTGTAGTTTGTCTTTGTTATCACTCATAATACTATAAATATACTATCTCTTAATTACCCTACTAAGATAATAAAAAAAGGGGAGTTTTCCAACTCCCCTATGTTAAGTTTATGTTAAGTTTCTTCTATTGGTTCAACATCTACAATTTCCTCACAAAAATAATAGAATGGTTCTTTCTTCAAAACGATATCGGCTCTGAGGTGTTCACGCCAAGTCTGAACAATTGGATTATGTGTAACCCGAATCTTCCTTAGAACTATGTAGAGTCTCCCCCCTTTTTCTATAACTTCTTTACAAAACACTTACTTAACTTTTACCTCAATCACTTTAGCTTTCTTTTCTTCTAACTTAGGAATACTGATTGTCAATACACCATCATTAGTTTCAGCCGAAGTTTTAGAAACATCCCAATCTTCAGAAATCTTATAACTCTTATTGAACGTTCTACTATCATTTTCACCTACGATTGATAGGATGTTATCCTCTACCTTAACTGAGATATCTTTTTTAGATAACCCTGGTACATCAAACTCCATTGATAATACATCATCTTTAATTTTCATATTACGATTAAAGTAATCTGATGGATGCGGTCTGTTCCACATATGTAAATTACCATCCCTAAGTAGGTCATTTACTAATTGCTCTGTTGTTTTAAAAATCATATTCTCCTTTTTTAATGTTTAAACTTACACATAGTATATTTCAACTTGTGTACCATTCTAATAAATCGGAAATTATGTCATAACGAACTGACAGATTGTCAGTTAAGTGAGATTGGTGAAGCTTCACCGATTAAATCAAACGTTAAAATTACATCCCAAGGTTTGTATTTTGTAAATTCAACATTTTGATTTGATAGTATAAGACCATTTAACATCATATCGTTAGCAACCTTCATCAATATGGCTAACTCAGAACCTGTAAACATTATTTTACCATCTGATGTAAATTGTAAGGTTACATCTTGCCTTATCTCATCCATAGGTTCTTCTTCGAACTCTATTTCAAAAACATTATCAATATGCTCACCATTATACTCGTGCACAAACTCACCGACCATTAAATCGTAAACATATAATAGCTTATCAACATCTTCTAATGTATTGAAGAAATTGAACTCACCCTCATCCCAATATTCATTATCGTGCATAATCACTACTCCTATATGTTTTGTTTATCTCATATGCTAACCAAGCGGCATCTACATTTAACGATTTAAAATAATCTTCAGTTAACATATATACTTTTAATTTACGGAGTCTAGCATCCGAATCAGATTCAGACTTTAGGATTTCTAATATCCTATTCTTAAATGGTTCTTTAATTGTATCTATACTCACCATATATAAATATCATTATTTTATCTTTCCTTTGTATAATTGGTTTAAATATCCTAAAACTTCTTTTGGAAGTATCATTCGCTTTGTGTGGAGTTGTTCCACCAAAACATCTAAGAATTTATGTATGTGGTTATAACTATCATCAGATGATTGTAGCTTATCTTTTAAAACTTTAATCCTATAATCGAATTTCTCTATATAATCATCCGATGCTGATTCGTTTGATTGAAGATATCTACTTATCATATACCTTTCAGAAAACCATAGGTGTGGTTTTGCATCATCTGTAACTGTTTTCTTTAATACAGTATCTACGAATTCAGATAGGGTTAGTATATCAGGAACAGCTTCTTCAAACTTGGTGTAGGAAACCCATTCACGGGCTTTCTCCATATCCGGGTCTCCTAAACCTAATTGTTTAAAGAATTCGTTTGTTTCCATTCATTAGAATAATCCTAATCGGATTTTTTGTCGATGTGTTTGTTGAGCAGTTTCTAAGGTTTCCATAATCTTACTACATTCAGACCATGTTAAATCAATCGAAACACTACCAACTTCCAAAGTACCAATTGGGATACTTCTATCAGAATAGTTAGATTCGTTCATTTTATCAGTCATAGCAAAATCAATTGAATTGTAATTTTTACCTAACTTTCTTAAACGCTCTCTATCTTTTTCAGTTGATGCCCCACCATGATTAACGTAACCTCTTGGTTTTCCATTGTATCTTTTCATAACATTGTAATTAAGTGTTAAACTATTTACAATAAATATGAAAATATCTTTAATGAAATCAACTATTTACGTTTATTTCTATTTGAAATTCTATTGAACTTTTTCTCAAAAGATGCGGAGTCCATTCGGTTAGGATTAGTTCTCTCTATATTCTGATGTACTTTCATAGTTTCACTAACCACTAACCACGCATCAGAAACACTTTGTTGTGGTGGTATCATATACTCACTAACAACAGAATCTTCTGTTCCAGTTGATACATAATACAACCCATCTTTAGATATTCTTGTAGTTGCTTTAGGATACTTTTTTAGTACTCTCTTCTTTATACGATTAAACTTCTTCTTTTCCACTTTCTTTAGATTTAGTAAACGACTTTGTAAGACTACTATTTATAAATGATTCTGCGTTTTTATCATCAACGTAAACATTTTCATGCACCTTACCATCTTCTGATTTGATTGTGTATTTATACCCTTTCTTAGTTGGTAGCTTTTCAACTACACTCCCAACCTTTAAAACTTTAAATACACTTACAATTACAGTTGAACCTGTTACATAATTCATTAATTACTCCTAGCTAATAACCTTTATGATTTTAGTTTCCAATACTGATGTAACTTCGAATTCCAAACCATCGTTCTTAAACTCTTCATGTACTTTTGTTTCTGCATCGGTTACCGATACTGCGTGTACACAATATTGTTCCATCGTTTTCTTTTGACGACCCTTGTCATCCGTTGTAACTACTTTTACTTTTGCAATGTAATACTTCATAACTTTGTTTTTAATTATATTTAATGTTAAATTTTTCTTCTAATTCTTTTTCGGTAACCAATTCATATGAACCATTACACTCACCCAATTCCATATCTTCAGTAAGGATATGGTAATATGATACCACCTCTTCACCATTGTGTTGTCTACCCGCTGGAATAACCATCATTTGAATTGGTAGAAACGCATTTTGAAATTGTTTAAATAAACGAGGCCCAATCTCATCTGGCCCTTTCTTAAATCTTTCTCTGAGATGTTCGTAATATACATCATCCATCTCATTCCACTCATCTGCAGGTTGTGATAGATATCCTTCCATCTCATTTGCAGCGGATTGAAGTGCTTCCATCTCTTCTTGAGATAGTTCATTCCAATACTCTTCTGGTAATAGGTTTTCGTTTTCTTTACTCATAACTTATATCTATATTTTCATTTAATACATAACCAATTTCACCATCTTCAGTTTCAACTTCGTTGAGTACTCCCTTATCTTTCAATTCGGAAACTGTATTATCTACATTCTCTTTGATAATCTCTTTGGTGATTTCCATAACCAAATCCATAATAGATTCGGCATCTAAATTGTTTTCAGTAACATTTGAGTTACTCATCGTTTTATAGAATCTAGCTTTAAACTTATGCTTATCTATAAACTCACTTTCAAAGAATCCATCTTCTAAAAGGGATTCGTAAATATCGTTTGTTAATCCTTTAATATCCATATCTTATTAATAGTTGTTTGATAAATATACAAAAAATAAAGTTATTATCCAAATCTTTTTAAAATAAACCCCACATCAAAGTGGGGTCTACTTTAAGAGAATTAAACAATATCTTAGAATGGGTTACTCAAATCTTCAGTTTCAGTATTGAACAAGTTCTCTTCTTCAGAAGAACCAACAAACTTTTGAACGAACTGTCGAATGTAAGTACGTTCTGATTGAGCACCACCTGCATCATCGAATAGTGGGTAGATTGTAATCTCAGCAGCCTCAGCCAGATTAAACCCATCGTAGAGTAGAGAACCAATCTCAACTGCTGTACGAGTCGATAGTGAGTTAGTGAGTTGTGGAGTTTCTTTCTTAACCTCAGAACGGGTCATTGAAGTAATCTCAGCAACTGAGTTTATTAAGTTCACATCAACTGAAGGATACATCATTTGAAGTAGTGATTTCTCTTCATCAGATGTCAAAGTATCCATCTCAATAATTGTGAATCGGTCAACAATCGCACGGTCAAGTTGACGGGTGGCGGTGTATTCATTACCGATGTTAGCCGATGCAATGAAGGAAACACCCTCAGCAACTTTCACAACAGGCGAATCAGATGCCTCATCCAATCGTAAGTAACGTTGTCCGGCATCCAACACTGTCATTAGAATGTTGTGAGCCTCAGGGTGAGCCCGGCTAATCTCATCCAACACAATCACAGTGTTTGGAGTTTGAATTGCTTTAACGAATGGTGATGGTGAGAACACAGTTCCTTTCTTAGTATCGAACTGAGTGTTACCAATCAGAGTAGCACGGGGGTCTTGTGTAGAACCTAAGTTGAAGATTTCCATATTGTAACCTTCAATGGAATTAGCAGCTGCTTTAGCGGCCATAGTTTTACCACAACCAGCAGGCCCAGTCATCATAATATTCTTACCACGAAGAATGTTACGAATCAGATACTTCCACTTCAGTTCACTCATAAACAACATCTTTGGTTTCAAACCATTAGCCTCAGAGTGAATGAACTTTAGGAAATCTTCTTCCATTGGCTTCTCAACTGCTTCTGAAGGTGGTGGTGTACTTACCATTTTGAATGCTTCCAAACCACCATTGGGTTGGTTAAAGTTCTCAACAGGTTCAGCCCCATTGAACTTCTCAGCAGGAACTCTACCGAACTCAACCGAACCTTCTGATAGGTTACCCTTTACACGTGCTTTGAAACAATACTTAGAAGGATTGTTAGCCGATGCAACGGCTCGTTTATAAAGTGAAGTTCCCTTCTCATTGATTTCAGGAACCAAAAATTCAACACCATTCGTGTCTACTAAAACTAACTCTTTGTTCTCATTACGAACAACTTTAAGGAATACGGAACGCTGTGCTCTTGCCATAATTATTTATTGTTTTATTGTTTAACTCTTATTACTTTGTAAAGATAGTGATTTAGGTTCACAACTCCAAATTTTTAATGTTAAGTTTATGTTAACCTTTCATATGATAAAAACGATTGTAATAACCAACCTCACCTACATTCGCATCATTTAATGGAGTATAACCATTATACTGATTGGTATCATATAACATTCGTTCAATCATAGTACACATACCAGCTTTGAACTTATCATCACAATACTCATCAGTACGTTGGAGTTGGTTGTTAACGTAATCTAAAACTTTTTTTACTTCAATTGTCTTTCTCATATCTCTCAATCTTACAGTACTAAAGTACGACATATTATTGATATTTCCAAATTTCTAATGTTAAGAAATTGTTAAATCTTTTAACAGAGTTTCGTAAGCAGATGTAGTGTTTTCTATATAAAATACATCAGATAACCCATCCAATTGATATTTGTTGTGGAGAAACTGGCCGAATCTCAAATCATCTGAGTTTCGACCATCTCCATTATCAATAGTCCACGATAGGTATTCCAAATTTAATCTCTCAATATTCAGTACCATTATTCAAACATTTTATTTAGTGTTCGTGTCAAAGGAATCAGAGAAGTAACATCAATTGCTTCAGCAGATTTTCCATACATCTTTCTGAAGTTTTCGATAGCACCACCATAGTAACCCTCTTCAATGAAGTATGATAGAACGTTTACTCCAGCCATTCTCATTTTCTTAACCTGATTAGCAGTGTGGTTAACCGCAGCCTCACCACCATATTCAATATTACTATTAGAAAAACCTGGCCATCCATCGGAGAAGTTAATGAAGTAACTCTCAGCACCTTTGTTAGTTTTAGTGATATCATCTAAGATAGATTCGAAACACAATCCCTCAGGAGTAGTTCCACAAGGATTAATGTATTGAAACAATTGTTGAATCTTAGAGAACTTATCAGTACGAGAATCATATGCAATCAACATCAAAGGTTGAACCGATTGATGTGAACCACCACCTTGTTGAATTGAACGATAAGAAATCACAACATCAAGATTAGAGGTCATCGAAGCGGCCTTAGCGATTGCCACAGCAGCCGTTTGTGAATTAGTCCACTTCTTACCACCCATCGAAGAACTCGCATCAATGGAGATGTGAATCAACGCAGGTTTGTGTTTGTTAACCACTGTCTGGTCAAAGATTTGAACATTACCCATACCCAACTCATGTAACAACCGACCTGAGATTTTACCATTCTTCATACGAGGTGTAACTAATGAACGTTCCTCAGAACGAACTTTCAAACGTTTACCCAACATAGTACCAATCTGAACACCTTTAGTGATTGCAGGTATGTTACGTTCACAATACCAACTGGATGTAGATAACATATCAATGGTATCAGAATCAACCAATCCTTTGGTGAAGTTACGAACCACAATAACGGGCGTTGCTTTATCTTGTCTCCAATAACGACCCGATTGGTAATCCTTACCAGCCAACTTTTCATCGATACCGGCTTTAGAAAGTGTTTCTAATTTTTGATTCTCACCTTTACCAACTTTCTTCTTTTTGATATCACCATTTTGGAAATCTTTTTGTTTCTTAATAGCGTTATCCAATTGTTTCTTCTGGCGGTCGGAAAGTTCTCCCTCACCACCATCAACTTTGTTATCAGCGATTTGATTGTTAGAACCATCACCACCCGCACCATTCGGATTGTAAGAAGAACGACCTGATTTCACATCATCACCTTCAGCATCACCTTTGGTATCATCAATACCATTTGAATCCTGCTTTGATTGACCATCGTTCTCAGGTCCTTCAGTATTATCAGTACCATTAGTTTCAGAGTTATCTCCACCACCACCAGTACCTTCGCCTGATTGTTGTTCGTTATCATCGGAGTTACCCTCACCATTACCATTACCATTCTCAGGTTGTTCAGATGGTGGAAGTGAATCTTCTACTAATTTGAAAACCTCACAAGCCAATTCAAACGCCTGTTGAGTATTTTGTAATCGGTTGATGTTTTTCAAATCAATCAACTCCCAAACTTTTCGTAACATTGGAAGTGCATCTAAATCACGATTAGAGTTGGTGATGTTGATGATACGGAACATATAAGATTCCCAATCCTCAGTACGATACTCTGAAGATTTAAGACCCTTATCGATAATCTTAGCGTTGAAGTACTTATCGTACATTGCGTGGTAGTAACCTTTGTAACCAGGAGAAGTAGAATAGATGTAGTAATCAATTCTACGGTCCTCAATCACATTCAACAAATCTTTAACAACACCTGAAACCCAACTACGAACACTCTCATAACTCATATGGTGTTTAGCTTCCAAATCTGATAGGTAACTATACCCAATCGGTTGGGGGAAATCCCAATTATTAAGTTTATCTAATGATGAAAAATCGGTTAACTTAATGTGAGAACCTTCGTGCAGTGCCAGCCCAACAGTAGGGTCAAACTCCTTATCATCCATCTTAGCTGAAATGGTAACAGTCTTACCATCAGTATAGGAATTATCACCACGCTGGTCAAACATCACTTTGATGTTCTCATTGGTAACGATGTTAACGAAGTTTGATACTGCCCGTTTGTATGATGCTAAGGCGAGAAGATTTGATTGTTTCTTCTCAACTACATCAACAACATCAGAATCATCATCAAACAGGTCATCTCGTAACCAATAGGAAGAATATTTTGTGTTATCTCTCATATGTTTATCTTTTCTCATTATTACAGTACTAAAGTAGTGAATATTTTTGATATATCCAAACGTCTAATGTTAAATTTATGTTAAAGTTATTAACAAGTTATCAACACTTTAAATCAATGCTTTGTAAATTTTAGTGTAGTTAATCGAACATAATCCGATTATACCTATCATAAATGACATAAATGCGAATCCCATCTCATTGAGAACACCCGCAAAATGTATTAGGGATTGAACTTTACCTAACATAGTTCCGATAGATAATCCGAACCCACCTAACACTAACAAAATCGCTTGATAATTTTTCATACTATATAATCTTTATCTCTTTTACTATGTAAAGATAATAAAAAAAGGGGACTTTACCAAGCCCCCAATGTTAAGAAATTGTTAAATCTTTTAGATTAATTACCTAATCTGTAAAAGGAAATCATATACCCAGTACGTGAATCCCCTCTAAATGTGATTTGTGCTTCAGTATCCTCATGCCCAATCTCTCTATCCATTTGAGATTTCATGTTATCGGCCATAAAGAAACAACCATTAAATTCGGGTGCACCCTTAAAGAATACACCTACTTTAGAAAATCCTCTTGGAGCTCTACATGGAGTTACGTTAGGTGCTGATGGTGTACCAACTGCTCCTGGCGCTACATTTAAATTAACAGGTCCTGATATTGGTGATTGATTAGTACCTACTGATTCAGATTTAATTACTATGTTTTTTATAGTTACTTTTCTTCCGTTAAATCTGGTTGGATTACCTGCGAATACCTCACCTGGTATTGCCATTTGTGCGAACGTTGACCCAATCATTCCGATTGTAAGTGCAACTGATAGAATCATCTTTCTCATTGTATAGTATATAGTACAACATCTATACCACAACCATCAACTATCAGATTCTTTCGATGAACGATGTATTTCATCGAATATATTTCAAAAACTAATACTATTAAATATATGCATACTAATTATCTACAAATAACCGATAAATGGTAGATATTATCGATAAAAGGTAAATTATGAATATTTTTAAAATTTTAATATTGTTGTTGAGTTTAATTAGTATGGGCTGCGAACATATTGAATACGCAGAACCACAATATACATATCAACAAAACTGGCAATTCCAGCCAATAGATACGGATTGGGTAATGGGTGATGAAGTAGTTAACTATATAAATGAATACAGAATTCAACAGGGGTTACCACCTTTGATAAAAGAACCTAACTTAACATCTGCTTTGGCATCATATCATTGTAACTATATGATTTCACAACAAACAATTTCCCATGATGGGTTTTCGGATAGAGCCGAAATACTTAATGATAATGGTGCAAGTGCCGTTGGTGAAAATGTTGCGTTTGGTTATAACAATGCTTATGAAGTAGTATCTGCGTGGATAAACTCACCGAACCATAGAGATACTATTGAAGGTAATTATACTCATATAGGTTTGGGTGTTAGAAGTGATAATAACAACATCAATTATATTACAATGATTGTTGTTAGGTTTTAATTACTTAGTGGTGCTTTAATTGTTGGGTGTGATTGGTATCCAACTAATGTATAATTGAACTCACCATCTAATAAATCAACAGCCCTTAATTCTAATTGTGGTAATTCAAATGAATCCCTACTCAATTGTTCTTTGGCTTGTTCAATATGATTCTTATACAAATGAACATCACCTAAGTTAGCAATTAGTTCTCCCGGCTCGTATCCAGTCTCTTCACATAGTAGTAAGAGTAATGTACCATAAGATGCAATGTTGAATGGTAGTCCTAAGAATGTATCCACACTTCTCTGATTCCACATTAAGGATAGTTTATTGT